CCGAGGGGGCCAGGTTGAGGGCGTCAGCCTCCCAGTCCAGCCAGAAAGTCGCGCGCCCCGCATACGCCTTGGCGCGGTCGAGGAAGAACCGGGCCTGCTCGTTCGGGTCCTCGTCGTTGGCGAAGAGGTAGAGGCCGAGGCGCTTGCCGGCCCTGAGGGTGGCCTCCGCCTGCTGCTGCCAGAAGGGGTTGATGTAGCCGGCGCCCTCCGTGACCTTGACGATCACGAAATCCGCCCAGATCGCGGCGATATTGAGCCCGCCCTGGTGGCTGGAGATGTCGATGCCGTGCGCGTGCGACGGGGCGGCCGGGGCTGGCACCGTGGCCGGCTTCCCCGTCGCGAACTGCGGCCACTGCTGGAAAAACAGGGCCTCGTCGAAGCGGTGGCAGCTCGTCCACGCGCCCCGCTGAGTGAGCGGGTGCGCGCTGTAGCGCTTGAGGCGCGTCTCCTCCCCAGTCTGGTCGCCCGGCTCGCCGTCGATGTCGCCGGTCTCCGAAATCCACGACTCCGAGATGAGCGGGTCCGCAGCGTCCTCGAGGGCGATGACGACGTGCCCCGTACCGCCCTCGTTGCCGGCGGACAGGATGATGTCACCGGCCTGGAATCCGCCGTCGGGGCACAGGTTCTCATCCGGCCACGTGCGCTCACGGAAGCCCCTGGCTTCCATTCCGGCACGCATGTTGCCGGTCCAGAAATCATTGATTTCGAGGAGCGCCTGATGTCCCCATGGGACGTTGTAGGTGTCATGCAGCCCGTAGTCGATTGCCCCGCAGGCCAGGGATGAGCAGTCGGCGTCCTGGGCGCTGGGGACGTGCCCCGCCCAGTCGGCGGCCGCGAACCAGCTGCGGCGGCGGGGCTGGCTGTAGCCGACGTTATCGTTCTCGCTGACCTGCCGTGCGATCCGCGCGGTGACTGCCCCGACGCTCACAGAACGCCCCCCTGCTGCTGCTCCCAGCCGTTGATGAAGGTCAGCGGCCCAGCCTTGAACGGATTCAGCCAGGCGCGCGCCACATTCTTGTAAATCTTGCCGTCGACGGAAAGCAGCTCACCAGGGCCGATCATCGCGTCAGGCTGGAGGGCCTTGATATTCTTCGCCTCCTTGGAGGCGTACTCGATATAGGTGTCGATCTTCTTATCGACCTCACCCTTGCAGTCGCTGAGGAATGAGCGCTTGTCAAGCTCGGCGTTGACGCGGCGGGCGAGGTCATAGAAATCTCCGTCGCCCATGACGTTCAGCCCGACCACTGACGTGTCCAGATATGTTCCGGCCATCTTATGCCATGCTCCTTGGTGTTGCGATAGCGCCCAGCGCGCTATACTCCTTGTTGTTCACATATGAGAATGTGCCCCCGGTGCCGTATGCGCCAGAGAATCCGGCGCGCAGCTTCGGGTCCTGCCCCGCAGGGACCACGCACATTCCGACCACGGTCACGGTCGCGCCCGTGGCGTCATTGGGGAAACGCGCCCTGAAAGAGCGCCCCAGGATTCGCAGATCGGCGTCAACGTCACCATTGGATACGCGACCCCAAATGGTGAAATACGCCTGCACTATCCGGTCATAGGGGCGTACCCCGAGGTCAGCGGTAACCGCGTCCGAGTACTGGCCGTTCTTCAACGTCAGCGCGTTATTCAGCTGCACGGGCGTCTCGACGGTCTGAACCTCGTTGATGGGACGAAGCACCCACCGGTCGCCGTTCTTCGTCCCGTCGGCGCGGTAGAGCACGCCTGAGACGTCGAGGTAGGCAGGGTGCGCGGCCGTCGGGGGATGCCCGGCCGCCTGCGCTCTCGACAGAATCTCCCGGCCCGCAGCCACTGACTGAGCGGGGAAGATGACCCCCGCCGCGTCGAAGGCGTTGGACCACGCTGAGAGCAGGTCATCGCCCGCCGCGGGGACTGGAATCCCCTTCCAGTGATTCACCGGCATTCCATTCCACCTTTCACTTGGTGTAGTCGACTGCGATCACGCAATCATGGGACCAGTAGCCGTATGACGCGGAACCTTGCGTCTCGAATGTGATTCCCCGATAGGTGCCGCGCTGGAAGTTCGGCCACAGGGCCTTCGGGATAGGCACCCATCTGCCTTCGCCGCGACCCCATCCCGCCGTCTCAAGCCAGCGACCATTCGACGCGAACTGCCCCGGCGCAGAACCCCACCCGTGAGCACCGATGCTGGCGACTCCCGTCTGCCCATACCAGTGCTTCGCATACACATAGAGAGCCATTCCCGTAATCGTTGCGCCACGAAGATCAGCGGTCATATCCGGGAATCCAACAATCGAATTGTAGGTACGCCCGCCATATGATCCCTGCGGCAAAGAATCAGGCCACGCAGAATCGGGGGAGTTATTCGAGTACGCCCGCCACCAATTCGACTTGTAATTCTTGTGGTAGTTCCGCTTCGGTGTGGGCTGGGCCTGCGGGACGGCCTTGCCCAGAGACACCGATTTGTTGATCTGCAAGGTCGGCTCCACGGCCGCTCCCAGGTCACGCACGAGCGCACACGGCTGCGGCAGGCTCTTGTCCTCCACAGACAAAGTCACGGCAGAGTCCCCGTATGCGGAGGCGGCCAGGAACAGCAACCGATACGTGCCCGAGGCTGGCGGCTCCCACAGCTGGAAGATCGCCTGGCTGGTCTGAATCTGCCTCAGGTTCTCTGACACCATGCGGTACCGGTGCTCGACCTGGTTCCCGCCGTCGACCGGCGCATACCTGAGCCAGAGCTCGAGCATGGCGTTCGCCTTGCTCGCGAACCAGGGAACCAGCATCTCCACCTGGTACAGGCGCCCGGCCTCGACGTCGACCACGAACTCGGCCAGCGAATCAACGTGGCTGACAACATGCCGGTTGTCATTCCCCCACGGCCACACTGACCCGTGGGCGATCACGCCGCGGGGCAGGGCAGCCAGGGTGTCGGCGAGGTCGGTGCCGCGCCAGGTGATCCTGTCGGCCACGGACAGGGACTGCGCAGACACGAGTCCGTCGCCGGTGATGGTCGCCTTAGCGAGCCCGTCGGTGCCGGTGATGGAGAGGAAGTCCTGCCCGGCCGTGCCGAGCGTGACGACCTCGGTGGGCTGGTTGCCCACGGCCTTCACCACGTGCAGGCCCGTGTGGTCGAGGATCGCGGCGTCCCCGGAGGGGTCGCCGGCGACGATCCGCGTGGAGAGCCGGATGGTGTCAGCCAGCAACTCGCCCGTGATCCTCGCGTTCCCTGCCTGGAGCATCTGCGTCGTCACCTTGGCGAACGTCGCGACCTTGGCCCACAGCTCCTCCGAGGCGGTGACCTTGCTCGCGTTGACCGCGCCGTCGGCGATCTCCACGCTCCCGACGCTGCCGGGGACCAGCACTTTGCCGGCGACCAGCATGTAGTCCTGCCACGCCTTCGCAGCGGCCGACCACACCTTGACGCCGGTCGCCTGCTGGCCCGCGCCGGTCACCACCCACAGGTCCCCGTCCACGGGAGAGTCCGGGGCGGTCCCGGCGACGGTCACGCGGCCGAGAGCCCGCTTCAAGGCGTTCGCGGCCGCCTCACCCGACGTCGACGCGGCATCCTTCGCGGCCTTGACCTCCTCGGACAGTTGCTTCTGCGCCGCCTCGATCTCGGCCTTGGCGGCGTCCAGTTCGGCCTTGGTGCCGGCCGCCTCGAGGGCGATCCGTCCCGTCGCGCCCGTGGCGCGCGCCTGGCCGCCCTCAGGGAGCGCGGCGGGGCTCACCACCTGGTAGACGCGGCCGGTGCCGTCCTGGAGGCACACGCACTCCGCGCCGATGGCGGTCACGCCGCCGTCAGCCGGGGCGACGACCTCACTCGCAGGGTCATCGGCCGGGAGCTCGACGCGCACCATGCCGCCATCCATGACGTCGAGGACGCGGCCTGTGGCCCACGTGCCCGCCTGCGAGCCGCTGCCGTAGGAAGCGAGCTGGTTCGCGGCGGCCGCCCTGGGGGACGGCTTACGATCGATCCACAGATTCGGCTTCACCATGCGAGCTCCTCGACGTCGACGCGCATCTGCGCTCCTGGCTTGTCCACCGGCAGGCTGTAGGCGGTGACCTTGCCGACGATGACCTCCCCGGCGTCGGTGTGGACGGCGATCACGTCGCCGGCCTCCAGGCGTGGGTCAGCGGCGATCTCCACCGACCGCTTGGAGGCGGCCTCTAGGGCGTGCCGCATGTAGGTGTTCGCGGCCTTCTGGACCGCGTCGGCCGATGCCGCGACGTTGAACTCGCGCCGGTCGGTGATCCAGCCGTAGAGGTGGGGCTCGTAGGGCCAGGAGGTCGCTGTCGCGGTCCCGGTCCATTTGATGACGGGCTTGCGCTCGTCCTCCTGCTGGGGGGAGCCGACGACGGTCCACCTGTTCGGGCGGCGCTCCACGCTCTTGCGGGGCGCGTTCACGAGCAGGTCGCGGCCCGTGTAGCGGGCGACCGGGCTGCCGGCGTCGGTCTGCGCCCACAGGTGCAGGCAACCGTCTGACTGAACCGCGTAGTTGAGGCCGCGGGCCTGGCACAGGTCCCGGATTGACTCGGACCGGGAGTGCCCCCATTGGGTGTTGCCGTGCACTCTCGGGTTGGGGGTGCCCGGGTCCAGGACCACCGGGAGGGTGCCGGCGAGGCGCTGCGCCTCGGACAGGACCGTCGCTCCGCTGGGTGGGGATGAGGGCCAGGGCATCGGGTCCTGCTCGAGGAGCTGGAGGAGGTCGAGGGCCTCGACCTTGATCGTCCCGTTGTCCTGCTCGTCCCAGGACTGGTGCTGCCACCAACCGAGGTCGACCTCATCCCGCCCGTCCCTGGTTTCGAGGATGGCAACGACGTGGCTGCGCTGGCCGTAGTTGTTGAGGGCGTCCCCGGGCGTCTCAGGCACCCACCCCGCAGGGCAGGTGTAGGTGAGTTTCCCGGGGACGACACGGTCGGACGCCCAGTCGATCTGCACGTCCTCGCAGGGCACGTCGACGGCGAGGACGCGGCCGCCCAGGTGGACGTCGATCCTGGCTCCTACGGAGACGGGGCCGGCCAGGGCCTTAGTGGACGGGCCGGCCCTCATGGCATCCCCTGTACGCGCTGGGCGACCTCGAGGGCCGACCAAGCCTGCCAACCCGGCTCGTCGGGGTGCGCCTCCCCGTAGTCCTGCCATTCACCCCACGTGGTCACCGGGACAGCCCCCTGCGGATCGTTCTCGGAGCGGGGCACATGCTCAGTCCACTTGATGGTGACCTCGATGAGCTCGCCCGTGACCCGCTTCCGGGAGACGCCGTTGACGATGACCGTCCTCGGTGGGACGCCCGGCACCGGCATGGTCGGTATCAGCATGATCGGGTGATGGGATTGCAGCACCCACCACAGGTATGGCTCGTAGTCGGGGTGGCAGGTGACGACGCCGGTGCCGGTGACCGGCTCGTCCCAGATCGCCCACCGGGTGACCCCGCCGATACGCGCCGCCGTCGAGTCCCAGTCCAGCGGGTCGCCGTTGTGCTCGTAGGCCAGGCCGGGGGCGGAGCGCCCGTCCCTGCCGGCCACGAGCACCCCATACCAGTCCCCGACGGGGCGGGTGAGGATGGCCCGCCCCGTGGAGCCCTCATAGACCGTGGGGACCCCGGGGACGGCGAGCGCATCCGCGATGAGGTGCTGGCCCGGGCCGACGACGGCGAGCACGCGATCATCGGCGGTGATCTTGGCCGGCCCGTCGACCAGCAGAGACGGCAGGCCGCTGGCCTTCCCGATCCATGACTTGATCGCCACTGGCTTCTCCTTAGTCGTAGTGAGATGCCTCGACGGCGACGCGCTCGGCTTCAACCTTCATGCGGCCGATGAGCCGGTCATCGACGTCACGCACCTCGAGCACGCTCGGGGTGTGGTTCTCGCGGGCCAGGAGCTGGTCGATCTTCGACCACTGGCCGCCCGTGAAAATAGCCTCCGGCTGCCGGGTCTGGTTGGTGATGACCTGGGTGCCCGGCTGGAGCCAACCGCCGTCGTCATACTTGAAGATGCCGGCGCTCGGTGCCCCGTAGATGGGAATCTCCCGCACCGGAACATTGAAGGTCGGAGCCTCAATCATCATGCCGTTACCGGATGCGACGGCGACGTGATGAGCGCCCCCACCGCCGACGGAGCCACCCCAGAACAGGAGCGTGCCGGGCACGTTGGGGTTGCCGGGCGTGGAGTTGGCCTGGAACGTTGACGCCGTGTGACGGGGCACGTTGTGGCCGAGCGCCCGCAGCGCCCACACAATCAGACCCGAGCAGTCCACGCCGCCGGGCACGTCCACGCCACCCCACACGTAGGGGGTGCCGATAGCCAGGCGCGCCTGTCCGACCAGGTCGGACGCCACCATGTGCTCGGTCTTGCCCTTCACGTAGTCAGCGACACCGTCGACGATCTTCCCGGGGATGGCCTTGCCGGCCTCCCAGAAAGCGCCACCGAAGTTGCCGCCGTCGATGAGCTTGTTCACCGGAACCCGGATGAGGTTCTCGACCGCGCCGAGCGGGTCAGCGATGATGTCGGCCGCCTTGCTGGCCTTGTCAGAGACCCAGTTCCACGCGGACTTCGCGCCGGACTTGAGGCTGCCCCAGATACCGCCGTCGGCGAAGGCGTTGATGCCCGCGTCTCCACCGGGGATGGGCCGGCCACGGCGGGCCGCCCAGTTCATCGCGGCGACCATGCGGGGGCCGCCGACGGCGCGCGTCCACTCCGGCCGCATGATGGCCTCACCGCCGGACAGGGCCAGGGAGCCGCCACCGTCGGGGGACACGAAGTGATAGACATCCCGCCCCGGCGTGTACCCGGGGAGGACACCACCGGTCGCGTACCCGGCGATAGGGCTGATGGTCGGCATCCGCAGCTCGAGACCGAGCTTCTCCATCACCTTATCAACAAGCCATTTGATACCGTTCGTGTAAACGGTATTGATGACAAAATTGATGGGCTTAGCGGCCGCACCCTTGATCTTGTCGAAGGCGGTAGAGATACCGTCCTTCATTCCGTTGAAAGCATCCTTGATGCCGTTCACGATATTCGTGATGGCCGGCTTAACCGTGTTGGTCAGGAAATCAGACCAGCCCTGAATCTTGTTGGTGATCCAGTTAATGACCGGGCTGATGACGTTGTTCCACAGCCACATCCAGACCGCGCCAATGGCCTTCACTGCCACGTTAATGACAGAGGCGACGACGTTAATCACCGGCACGAGGAGGCTGGACATGACGGAAATCCACGAGGAAATCCAGTTGATGACCGTGCCTATCAAATTTGCCAGGACCGGCAGGACCGCCGCGATGATCGGCGTGATGACGCTGATGACCGTCCCGATGATGGACACCAGGGGCGGCAGAATCGCCGAGATCACGGACATCACCGCGGAGATGACCCGCTGGAGAGGCGGCATGATCGCAGCAATCACCTGCACGATGACAGGCATGACCGCGTTGACCAGGTTCGTCAGAATCGGCATGAGCAGGTTCAGGGCCTGAACCAGGATGTTCGCGATCTGGTCAATCACCGGTGCGACGGCCGCGGCCACCATGGAGAACATCTGCCCCAGGAGGGGCAGGACCGTCGCCGCGATCTGTGTCAGGGGCGGCAGGAGAGCCGCCATGACACGGGTGAGAGCCCCGAAGATCGAGGTGACGATCGGCGTGGCCGCTGCGACCAGCTGCCCGAACACCTGCGCGAGGACCGGGATGATGGTCTGCGCCATGTTCGCGAGCAGGGGTGCCACGACGTTCAGCGCCGAGCCGAGGGAGTCACCGAGGATGCCGGCGATGGTCCCGAGCTGGGAGCCGAGCGCCTGGAGAGCCCCTGAGATCGCCGGCGACTGGAACGCCTGGCCGAGGGTCTTGAACGCCCCGGAAATGGCGTCGCGTAGCAGCTGGCTGTGCGTCATCATCGACGTGAACAGTCCGATGACGATGCCGACGGGGCCGGTCAGGCCAGAGAACACGCCGCCGATGAGCGGGATCTGTGTCAGGAGTGGCCCCAGCGCCCCGGCCAGGCCGCCGATGACCGGCAGGAGCCCGCCGAGAGTCTGCCCCAGTTGTGAGAAACCACCCGAGCCCTTGATCTGGGTGATTACGTCACCGACGTTCTTCCCGAAACCGACAATGCCGTCAGTAAGAGCGTTGATCTTTTCAGCGATCTCTTTGACACCGATGGCCTTGATAATCTCGGCCATGGCTTTCCTGATGCGGTTACCCGCGTTCGTGAAAGCCGTCCCGATTCCGAGGGTTGCGGTGCGCGCCTGCGTATCAAATGACGCAACACCGTCCATTCCCTCCGAGTTGAGCTTCAACAATGCATTGTTGAAGTCCTCGAAGGTGACCGTGCCATCCTTCATCGCGGCGTACAAAAGTGTCGAGTTGCTCTCCGCGCCGAGGATGGACTGGGCGAGCTGGTTCATCTGACCAGGCATCGCGTTCGTCATGGAGCGCCAGGCCATCATGTCGACCTTGCCGACGGCCATCTGCTGCCGGTACTGCTCCATAGCGTTGGCGGCCAGCGTCGTCGACGCACCACCAGCGAGGAGGGCATTGTTCATCGCCAGGGAGATGTCCGTGGCCTTCGTGAGGTCACCGGTCAGCGGGGCGATGCCCTGCACCATCCTGACAATCTCGTCGGTGGCTGTCGGCAGGCCGTCCAGGGAGTCGCTGATGCGGCGGATTTGCTGGTCCGCTTCCTCCGCCGAGTAGCCGATGTTTGCCATGACGCGGGGGAAGGTGAACAGCTGGTCGGCGCGCTGGACCGCGCCACCGAGGTTCGCGCCGATGGTGGCTGCGAGCCCAGCAACAGCGACGCCGGCGGCCTTAGCGCCGGTGCTGATAGCGCCCTGGAGAGCGTTACCGACGGCGGACGACAGGGAAGCGGCGGCGTTGATGGCGGCGGACGCGCCGGAGGAGATAGCGGAGCCGATCTTGCCGCCCACGCTGGCGAACGCTGACCCGATCTTCCCTGGGAGCGCCTGCACCGGGGCCGGCATCTTCGCCCAGGCAGACGACCAGGTTGCCTGGATACCGGACAGGGCGTTGCCGATCACGCCGCTGGTAGCGCGCAGGTTCGCGCCGACGTAGGAGAAGGCGCTACTGATGGGGGCGGTGAACCGCTGGAAGACGCCACCGACGCGGGACGCGACGCCGGAGAAGGCGCTGCCGATGCTGGAGGCGGCTCCCCGCGCGGCGTTGATAGCGGACTGGAAGCCGCTGACGATGGGGGCGGTGGCTCGCTGCCAGGCCGCAGAGATCGGGGCGGACACCGCGCTGAACGCCCGCGCCAGGTTGGCGGCCGCAGCCTGCCAAACAGCCCCGACACGGCCAGAGGCCGCCTGGAAGTACCCCTGGATAGCGGCCAGCGCCTTCGCCGCGCCAGGCGCGAGACGCGTGAACGTCCCCTGCCAGGCAGTGTTGATGAACCTGGCAGCGTCACCAGCGATACGGCTGGACGCGGAGAACGCCTGACCCACCAGGTGGGCAGCGTCAGTGGCTGCGCTGAATCCCGCCGCCGACTTCGACGCCAAGGCGGACAGGGCCGCCGGAATCTGCCCGCCGCGCCGGATCGCCGTACCGATACCGTCGACGATCCGGTCACCGACCTTCTGGCCGGCCTTCTGCGCCGGGGCCCCTGAGAACGCCTGTGCGACGGCCTCAGGGGCACCCCGCAGGGAGGGGACCAGCTGGACGTAGGCGGTTGCGAGCTCGATGGCTCCTCCGGCGACTCCGGCCATGCTTGCCCCCTCCCTCTATGCGGTTTTCTGCTGCCTCGCCTTGAACCGGCGGAGACGCTCGGCCTCCCAGGCGGCATCGTCTTCCTGGTTCTTGCGCCACCCGACCGGGGGCGGCTCTGGTGGCTGCGGTGGCTTCGCCTTCTCACCGCCCAGGAGGGCGACCAGGGCAGTGACGACGCTGTGCCCGGCGCTGAGCGCGGCCGTCGTCTCATCGGACCAGGCGAGCGAGCCCCCGGTGCGCCGGTGGAGGGTCGCACCCGGGGGCAGCCCCTCGATGAGGACCATGCACCGGCGCATCGTGAGTTTCCCGCGCCACAGGTCGAGCAGGTCGACCCCGTAGTAGCGCAGGAGGTCGGCCTCGATGGCCTGCCCCTCCTCCCTGAGGAGGATGGGCAGGCGGGTCAGTTTCCCATGCCGAGCGCCTCGAAAATCTCCATGGCGGCCTGCACGGCGAGGGTGAACCGGACCTTGCCGTTCTCGTCTGCGCAGCACTCGCGCAGGAACCGGGCACGCTCACGCTCATCGGGGATGACGATCTCGAGGAACGGGCCGGGGACGCTCTGCGTGAGCTTGGACATGGCCTCGTAGTCGTCGAGGTCGTCAGAGGTGACCTCGATGTGGAAGCCCCGGTAGTCGGTGACCAGGGTGCCGCCGGTGGCCTCGGCCTGCTGGAGGCGGTCCTGGGGGACGGCCGCGCCGGCCTCAGCGGCGCGCTGCGCGGTCGCGCCTGGGGCGGTCTGACGGTAGGGGCGGTTGCGGTTCTTCTTCTTGCTCATGGTCGGTCCTTCCTAGATGGGGCCGGTCATATTGGGTGCCTCCTGGTGGGCGAGGACCGACCCTGAGTCGCCCACCAGGAGGAGATGTGTCACGCGTCCTTGAACGCCTCGTCGTCCGTCAGCATCGTGATGTCGCCCGTGAAAGTCCCGGTGACCTTATAGGCGACGTCGTCGGTGTTCGCGAGCTTGAAGCCCTCACGCTCACCGATCTGGAAGTTCTCGCAGTGCCACAGGTACTTGTGGCCGTTGGCCTCGGCGTAGACGATGATCGCGACGTTCTCGACCTTCCGGGACGAGGACAGGATGTGCTTGATGACGCCGGAGTCCTCCGAGGACGCCTTCACGGTCCACTGGAGCTTGAGCGTGTCGATGTTCGACTGGAGGGCAGTGAACGTCAGACCGGAGTCCGACTCGGTCATCTGCACCTTGTAGACCCTATTGCCCTGGTGGGCGCGCCGCTTGTCCACGGAATCGTCAGCGGTGAACTCAATGCCATCCTTGTCGATCCACCCAACCTCCTTGAAGGTGGCGGGGATCGCGAGGGTGGTGGGGGCCTTGGTGCCGGCCGGGGCGAGGGCCACGCAGTCATCATCCGAACCGGCGGTGATGATCTGCATGGCGTTAAGCTTCTCGTAGGACATGTGTTTCCCTTTCAGCGGGTGAGTTGGTGTCTGATTTCGACGGTCCAGCGGTATCGGTCCCACCCGCTGGTGGTCGGTGGCTCATTGCTGGGGCCACCGACCTCGGTTCGCCGTATGACGCGAATGCCGCCCGGGAGGGGCGGCATTGGGTTGAAGATGACGGCTCTGGTTTCGAGGCAGAGCGCGTATGCGGATGACTTGGTGGGCGCCCACGCCTCGACCGTGATCCGTGGCGAGTCCACGGACAGGCCGCGGGTGCCTCCGACACGGTCGATGAGGATGAACCGGGGCGGCGGGTCCCTCGGCAGGAACGCGTAGACGGGGACGCCGGCGAGACGGTCAGCGAGGTAGCGGCGGAGCCCGTCGATGATGTCTGGCTGCTCCATGCCGCTCACCTGCCCGCGTCCAGGGCCTTCATGAGGACGTTGTGATCCGCCTGTGCCTTGCGGCCTTCGTCGTCGGCGGTACGCACCTGGGAGGAGTACCGGTTGATGCGCTTGTCGCGGCGGCGCACGAAGAACCCGGGGCCGGCGGCCGCCCGGATGCGCTCGGCGCGGGCATCGAGGTCAGCGACCACGCCGGGAGCGTTCAGGAGCGCCCGCACCCCGGCAGGATTCATGACGACCTTGACCTTGCTCATTGGGCGGCCTCCCAGCGTTTCGTGATGACGGCGATGTGCGACAGGCGCCCCGTGGGCGACTCGTTGGGGATCGGCAGGCCGACGATCACCCAGTCATGGCCGGGGTCGTCGGGGAACCGGAGCCGGCACTCACCGCTGACGGGCGTGCCGGGGTTGAGGTAGACGGTGCGTTGCCCGGCGTCGACGTCGCCCGTGGCTACGCCGTTGATGGTGGCCTGGGTGGCCTCCCAGACACAGGTGACGTCGGTGGTGGTGGCTGAACCCCAGTCCGTGGTGATCTGCCCCCATTCCTCCCGCTGGCCGGGGGTGACGATGGTGACGCGCTGTCTCGCGAATGACGGAAGCACGGCGCCCTCCTATGCCCAGTTCTGGAGGCGGTAGGCGGCGAGCTCGCGGCGGTCCGTGTCGGACAGGGTCATGCCGGCGCGCGCCCAGGTCGCTGAGATGGAGCCCGCCTGCTCGCGTGTGGCCCCCATGGGGGAGGCGCACGCGGACAGGACTGACCGGGTGATGACGGCGGCCAGGGACGGGGCCTGCGGCCAGCCGTGCGTGATGGTGACCTCCACGGCCCGGAATCGGTCAGGGAAGACCCCATGGCGGAGGCGGATCATGCCGGCCGTCGAGTAGTCCCAGGCGTCATCCGGGACCGGTACGCCGTCGACCTTCAGGCCGGTGGCGGTAACCAGCCGGCCCGTGGGTAGACGCAATGACGCTGACCCCTCACTGTCGAGGGTCAGGGTCTCCTCGATCACCGGGGCCACGTGCCACCCGCACCACAGGCGGATAGCGTCAGTGGCCCCGGCGATCAGGGTTGGGAGCCTCGGGTCCCCCTCGGGGACCTGCCCGCCCGACGCCTCGGCCACGGCCTGAGGGGTGACTAGGGCGTCAGGCATGGTCCTCACTCCTTCGCGGTGGGACGCGCCTTGGGCTGCGTCGCCTTGTTCTCCGGGTCAGGGGCGGCGGCCGTCACCGGCCCCTCCTCACCCTCAGTGGCCCCCTCCTCGGGGGCGACGTGACGTCCCTGCGGCTCAGGGTCGTAGAGACCCCAGGCGATAGCGTCATCCAGCCGGTACCGCACCCCGTTGAGGGTGACCATTCCGTCGTCGACACCCATCAGGCGGCCTTCACCAGGCACAGGCGGTTCGGGCGCCAGATGACCAGGCCGGCACGGAGCTCGGCACGCACGTAGACCCTGTTCCTCGCCGCGTAGTCCTTGTGCTGGTTGAAGGCGACGACGGACAGGCCCTCACGGTCGAGGAGCTGGACCTGATTAAAATCACCCATGAGCGCCTGACCCTTGGTGATCTTCGAGGACTCGACGACGGGGGCACCCCACAGGGTGCGCGGGCCGATACCCCACGGGCCGAGCCCGTAGAAGCGCTTGTCGGCGTCCTGCATGAGGTCGAGGGCCTCGACGTCCTCGGGATGGAGGATCACGGCGGTGGCAACGCCACCAACGTTCGTGATCTTGGTACGGCCACCACGCACGGCCTTCGCCAGGTCCATGGCATCGGTCCCGGCCGTGTAGGTCTTCTCCTGCACGCCGGTCGTCTTCAGGATGCCCTTGGGCTCCTCGGTGCCGGTGCCGTTGAGAACCTTGTCCTCGATGACCGTGTCCAGGTTGTAGCGGACAGCGGTGTTCATGTAGGCGGCGAACGCCGGGGCGTCGGAGAGCAGCTGGTTGGTGACCTCGTAGCCGTCTGCGAAGGTGTAGGGCTTGCAGTCGGCGACGACGGTCGTCATGTCCGACGTCGGCTTCAGCGGGTCGGTGTCCTGCGTGTTCTCCTTGACGATGGCGGCGTTATTCGACACGGCAGTGACCTGCACGTACTCGAAAGCGCCGGCCATCTGGCCGTGCCCGATGACGTCGAGGAGAGTCAGGGGCCGACGGTCGACCATGTCAACCATCGGGTAGCGGATCGGGGCGGTGTGCGCGACCGGGGTAGCGAGCACCTGACCGTTGGCCTTACGGGAGATGAGGAGCTCCTCGAGGTCACCGATCTTCACGCCGGGAAGGGCCAGGTTGGAGCCCTCACCGAGGCCGGAGGGGTGGGCCTTGGCCCACTCGCTGTAGGTGGAGGAGCGCACGTAGCGGTCACCGAAGGTGGCGGCCTTCATGCCGGACTCCTCGCCCGGCTCATAGGTGTTGTCCTCCGGGATGCTGCCGAGGGACGCGATCATGTCGCGCGCCGACTTGGAGGCGGCGATACGCTCGTCGATCTCCTTGACCTCGTTGACGCGCTTCTCCACCTCCTTGCACATCTCGTAGGTGAGGTTGTCGCCTGCGGCGTTCATAGCGTTCTGGGCGTCCATGGCGGCCTTCAGGGCCACCGCGCGCGCCTCCATGAGCGTGCTCATGCAGCGCTCCTTTCTCCCTCAATGAAGAGGACTGCGATTTGGGTGTTGAGTCGCGCGGCGGCCTTCACCGGGTCTTCGTCTTGCCCCTCAGGGGCCTCGGCGTCGTCGTCGGTGTTGCTGCCGGCTTCCCCCTCCTCGGGGGCGGTCTGAGAGGCGAGGAGAGCCCGAACCTGGGCGATCTCCTCGCTGGTAAGGCCCCCATCGGGGGCGGCCTTGACGTCCTCAATGGACGTGTCCTGATTCGCGCCAATCGGGACCACGCTCACCTCGTAGAGGCGAAGGTCCCGCAGCTCACGAGCCTTACGGCCGTCGTCGAGCTCGACGTCGCCGGAGTCGCGCACATCGAACGCGAAGGACATCTGCGCGACGGCCCCGCTCTTCAGGAGGCGACGCACGTGCTCGGCGGTGGGGGAGTCAGCGTCGAGCTCGACGTCGACCTTCAGGCCGTGGTCGTCCTCCTTGGCCGTCTTGACCGCGCCGATGAAGTACTTCGGGTCATCGAGCCTGTGCCCCCACAGGACCGGGATGGGCAGGCCCTTCTCGCTCCACTCCTTGAGGGTGCGGGTGAACGCTCCCTTGGCGACGACGTCGCCGTAGGAGTCGGGGTCCCTCGTCCACGTGGACGCGTACCCGACGAACCCGGCGTGGTCGCCGTCGCCGTCTGTCTTCCGGCTCAGGGTGCCGGTGGTCTTGAACTCCACGAGGAGCCCTCCTTAGTGCGTGATCTCTACGGAAACGGTGCAGTTGCAGCCGGCCGACTCATCCGGCCCCATGGCCGGGTCACCGGGCCATGACAGGCCGTTGGAGAAGTCCGTCCACGCGGGCGTCGTCTCCCCGTTCATCGCCAGGTGCGTAGGCCGCGGGTTACGGCCCGTGATCCAGGTCTTGGTGCCCTGGCCGGGGGCGGCCTGCTTGCTGGCCTCGACCGTCGCGAATGACCCCATCGCCGCGACGAACGCGCCGGCCCCGGCAGCGGCCCGCTGGGAGCGGGCACGGTCGAACACGGCGGGCACACCCTCCGTGCCAGCCTCAGCCAGAGCGGCCTCGATCTGCCGGCGAGTCGCCTCGTTCACCCACCGGGCTCGGGCCTTCGTGACCGCCTGGAGGTACGCCTGCGTGCGCGGCAGGCTCCAGTCCTCATCCGGGTCAAACCCGAGGCGGGTACACGCCTCACGGCCCATCTGGTCGACGCACGCGGAGGCGAGCCGGTACAGGTCCTCAGCGAGCTCCCGGTCCCACCGGGGCTGGTCCCACCAACCGTCGGCCTTCGCGCCGAGAGCGGACATGACGGCCCGCTCCTGACGGCTGTAGTGGCGCTTGAGAGCGTCCTCAGCCCTGGTGGGCCAGTCACCCTCAAGGTCCGCGGACTTCACCTGAACGCCGGCGGCCGCCTTAGGGGCGTCGGTGTCCTGGCCCTCGTTCTGGGTGCCGGAGTCCGTCGGGGAAGCCTGGCCCCCCACCAGCACGTTCAGCGGGGTGATGAGCTCGTCCCCGCCGTCGATGGCCGGCAGGTTCAGGCGAGCGCGGGCCTCGTTGCGAGTCATCCACGGGGCGCCCGTCGACGTCTGGAGCACGGACGCGGCCTCCTCGAAGGAGCCACGCAGTTTCGCGTCGAGGTGCGCCTCGACGTAGAGCGCCCGCCCGTCACTGAGCCGGTCAGCCAGCGGGGCGCACATCTCCTCCCACGCCCGGATGTAGGGTCCAAGGTTGTCCCGGTACAAGGACTCCCGCATCGACTCCATGTTGGAGTAGTTGCCCTGACGGTCACCGAGCAGCTCGGGGGCGATGTGGTAGGCGCCCGCAACCTCGATGTTGGTCAGGGTGCGGGCGTCCAGGTCGTCGATGTCGGTGGGCTTGTAGGAGCGGTCGTGCCACTCCATTCCCTCGTCGAGGAGGAGGTCGCCGCCCTCGCGGCCACCGCCGGCGCGGAACGCCCGCATCGACTCCAGGAAGTTGTTCCGGGCGTCCCGGTTCGGCCACTCGGTGGGCCGGCTTATCCAGCCCGTGTGCCGGGCACTGTTGCGCATGACGGCGCGCCGGTACTCGACGGCCTCGGCGGCCTCGCGCAGCAGGGCCGCCAGCGTCGTGATCGGGGACAGGCCCTTACCGTTCGACTGGGAGTAGCCGACGTCGAGGAGGAACCCGGAGGGGTCCATGTCCTTGACCTGCCCGTCACCGGTGGTGACGCGCACGGCCTTGACCCGGTCCAGGCCGTCCGACACGATGCGGAACCGGCGGGGCGGGATGCGCACGAGCTCGGTGCGGTCGCCGTCATCGACGATCATCACGGCGCGCCGGTCGTAGAGGAGCCCGTCGAGGATGACGCGCTCCCAGAACCGGTATGCGCCCATCGCGGGGCTGGGCGCCCCGATCACCTGCGCCAGGGCGCCCGTGGTGACGCGCTGACGGTCAGAGTCGGAGACGCGCTCGTAGACGTGCAGCGGGATGGAGGCGACGTTGGCGGCGATGAACGACGCGACCTTGCGGATGGCCGGCTGGGTGCGCCAGGCGGCGGCCACGGAGGCGGCGTCCCGGTCCGAGGCGTCGTAGTCGACGAGGGGGATACCCGGGTCGACGACGTCGAGGACCGTGTTCCCGGCGTGGTTCGCGGCCAGGGCGTCAAGGGTCTGGAAGCGCGTCATCGGATCACCTGCACCCAGGGCAGGGGCAGAGCGACCATGAGGTCCCCCTCGATGGTGGTGCCGTCGTCGGCCTGGCACCCGGTGAGGGTCACCCAGGCCGGGGTGACGGCGGTGAGGGTGCCGCGCACGGTCTCCCCGTCGACGGGGACGAGGACCTGAGCGCCGGTGAGGCGGGAGAGCGTCTTGTCACGGCGCACGAGCATTCACACCCTTCAGGCGAGTGGTTGCGGGCCCGCCTCGTAGATCGACGTGGCGGGCTCCTCGGGAGCGTTGGTGACCTGGTCCCACAGGGCCTCGGTCGCAGCAATCAGGGGCGCGGCGTCCTGGGGACTGTTCTTGCGGTCCCAGTACCAGCCATCCCCGTAGAAGCGCTGCGCGGCCGTGTGGGCGGCCAGGTTCAGGGCCTCTTGGCCCCGGTGGGCGAGAGGCTTCAGGGTGGACGTGGAGTCCGGGGCGGCGGCCGCGACCTGGTCGTAGATGAGCCCGCAGCCGATCCCCAGGTCCCCTCCCACCCAGGGGACGACTGTCAGCCCCTCGACCTCAGCGAGCGTGTCGACGAGGATCGCGGCGGGGCAGGCTTTGCCTTGGACGACGACGCGGGCGGGGTTGTCGGCGTCCACGAACCCGCGGAACCACTCGGGTAGCCAGTCGGCCCACCCTTGGCCGGGGCGCGCGGCCACGATTTCCACCTGGAGGCGGCCGCTGGCCTGGGGGCCACAGGCGGCCACGTAGGCCGCGCCACGGTCCCACGAGACGTCCACGGCGTAGGAGATCGGGGCGTCATCGGGGATGATGCCCCGCGGGTCGGTGCACGCCTCCCACGCGCCCTCAGGGAACGGGCCAACGGCCATGACGTCGACCCACTGGCACATGCACTCGGTGCGGAAGACGGGCTCCGGGTCGGTGGCCTCAGCGGCCTCCAGGGACGCCTCCTCGACCGTGTACCCGAGCGACGGATTCGACTCCGCCCACCCGTCACGGTCCGTGGTGGCCCGCCCCGGAGCGGCCGAGTACTCGATCAAGCACAGGGAGTCACCGCCGGACGCGGTCAGGTCCGTGTCGTCAGCGTTGATGCCGTCGGGGTCACCGAGCGCCAGGTGCGCCTTCTTCCGAAGGCTCATGAGCACCACGGAAGCGTCATCACCCGCGTTGGACAGGCACCAGGTCTGCGCCTTAGGCCGCGCCATCATCGTCTTGGTGACTGCGCCCCACGAGTCCCAGTTCGTGTGCTCACGCAGCTCGTCGAGGACAATCAGGTCGGCGGACAGGCCACGCCCGGCCTTCCGGTTGCTGGCCTTGACCTTGTACCGCTCCCCGGTCTGGAGGTCGAGGGATTTCTTGCCGTTGACCTTGTTGACGTTCTTGATGGTCGCGGCCAGCTCGGGGACGGACTCTGCGATGTCGACGCAGCCGCTCCACAGTTCCTCGGCGATGTCGAGGTCCTGGGCGGTGCCCAGCGTCATTTTCACGCCGAGCACGTACATGGCCCACAGGCAGAGGGCCTGCGCGAGCGTGGACTTGCCGTTCTGGCGTGCGACGAGGAGGACCACGGTCCTGAACCGGAAGCGTGTCCCGGCCCGGTTGAGCTCGAGCGCCCGGATGAGGGTCTCCTGCTGCCACGGGAGCAGCGGGATGCCGAGCACGTCGTGGGAGAACTCGATGCACGAGTACCCGGCGGACGTGTCGGGAGTCAGGTCCCGCAGCGGCGGCGTGTGGATGCGGGGCGTGGAGTGCCCGTACCGGGGCGCGTCGGGGTCACGGAGCGGGCAGTCCCGTTCCGCGTCGGCCATCCACCGGTCGAAGAACTCGCCGGCGTCAGACGGCCCGTAGGCCGGCCGTGCCCTTCCTGAGCGTTTCGAGCCTGCCACCATCGACCTTCTTCTCCTTCTTCGCCCAGGCGGCCCTCATCTCGGGGGTGAGGCCGAGGGCGGCGGCGGTCTTCAGGAACAGGGACTCGCTGACGTTGTCGAAGCGGCCTTCGATGGTGGGGAAGTCGGGGTCGTCGAGCCGGTTGGCGAGACGACGCAGGAGCTCGACGGTGGGCTGGTCGGCGGGGGTGATCCAGTCGGCGGCGCGCAGGGCGTCATCGACGGTCGCGAGGATGGAGGTGTCGGCGGGGTGAGCCACGGTTGCTCCTCAGGTGCGTGGGCGGCCCCATTGGCGGGATTGGTTGCCGATGCTGGGGAGTGCTTGGGGGCGGGCGCCTTTGGCGCGGTTGCAGGCTTGGTGGACGGTGGCGAGGTTTGTGGGGTCGAGCCTCAGGTCGGGGTGGTCTCGCCATGACCGGATGTGGTCGACGCTGGGGGCGTCGTCGGCGTTGGGGTCGTGCGCGTCCCACCGGATGGGTTGCCCGCAGATGCGGCAGGGGGTGCCGGCGGCCTTGTCGCGGGCGCGGACCTGCGCGGCGAGGGTGCGCCAGACGCGGCTGTCTCGGCGGAGTCCACTGGACATGCGGCGCACCCCCTATACAGGAAAAGGGCCCCCACCAGATTACTGGTGGGGGCCCTTCAATCCCCTAGAATCCCCATAACCTCTGGGCTCACGCCCTGTTAGGAGAGTGGTGGCATCCTACCCTGCGTCGGGTAGGGGTGTCCCACTGGCCCTAAGTGTGCCACTGGTGTCCAGTGTTTGTCCACTGGTGTTGGGGAGTGTCGCGAGGATGTCGCTGAGCCGGTAGAGGGTGCGGCCTCTTCGGTCCCGGCCCGCGGGCCGGAGGTGCCCGGCGGCGACCCTGCGGTGTAGGGTGCGTTTGGAGACCCCGGCGGCGAGGATCGCGGCCTGCGTGTCCACCAGCGGACCACTGTCACCAGTCATAGGAGACCCTCAGACAGGTGATCCATGGCCGGACCTGGGAGGAACCTCGCCCGGATGGTCATGTCCACCCTGCCAGTGAAGAAGTCCCTGGAGGACCGGACCTCCAGGTCGTTCACCCGGTAGACGCAGTTCCCTGAGGTGCAGGTGGCAGCGAGGATATTCAGGACGTCGGCGATATCGTCTGCCGTTGTATCGACGACGTCCCGGCGGGCGTTCACGGGTGCCGTCCGCTAGACGGGCGGAAGGTGATGGCGACGAGGTTGCGCTCACGGTCGTAGGAGCGGGTGATCTCGTAGCCGCCCTCGCGGTAGGAGACAGCGGTGAGCGCGAGCGACTCCTCCTCGAAGAACTTCTCGATGATGTCCCGAGTCAGGATCGTGTCGTTGGGCGCCTCGACGACGTCGAAGTGGTCGACCTTGCCGAGGGGCTTGCCGTCGACGTAGGCGACGCCGATCTCGTATGGGTTGGCAGTACGGTCAACGGTGCTCATCGGACGCCCTCCACGATATCGCCGTCAACCGGCAGTGTCCGCAGGCCGAACATCACCTGGCCGGTCGTCTCGACTGTCATGCCCTGAGTGCTGCATGGGCCGCCCGTCACGGCAAACTGGTCATCGAAGACATGGATGTAGACGTGATCCGCCTTGAGGCACATCGTCGCTCCGGGGTGGGTGATGCTGCTCGGGCATCGGACGGTCATGTTCGGCTCTAGGGCTGTCTTGGCGATTTCGAGGAGAGTGCGCAGGTCGTCGACCATTGTCTGCTGGGCCATTTCATCCCAATAGCCTCGATAGTCGCCATCAAATTCCCAGTCGGTAATGGCGGACTCGATACCCTCGATGACCTGCTTCGAGGTCAGTTCGTCACTCATCGGTGTTCTCCTTGGGGGTGTAGACGATGGTGTAGGGGCCGTATTGCTCCTGTAGCTCCTCGTGTCGCAGTTCCTCGCAGTATGGGTACAGGCGCACCCAACCGCCATCATCGAACACCCAAGGCTCCCCGTCAGGGTCGACGACGGTCATCCCCTCAGCCGCGTCCCGTGAGTCCTCCCCGCCGTCGATGGTTTCCGGGACAAGATCACGCGTCCGCTGAAGCGCATCGCAGAGCTCCTGCAACTGGCAGAGCAGTTCGATGGCGACGCTGCGGATGGTGCGGATACGGCCAGTGTGGCCGGCCTTCACATCCTCAACGATCCGGTCATCACTGATGTCGGCGACCATTTGCTTGAGGTAGGGGAGAAGGGATATCCGTTTGGCCGTGTGCCGCTCTTCGAGGAGCCGGCCGAGGAAGTCGCGCTCACGCAGGACAGCAAGCTCCTTCCCCATGCGCTCGGTCGCCTCTCGTAGGTGCTCGACCTCCAGGCGGAGGTCCGAGTTCTCTCGGCGCAGGAAGCCGACGGTGTCTTCAGTCATTGGTGTTCTCCTCAGGGGCAGGGGTGTAGACGATGGTGTATGGGGCGCCGCATTCGGGGAGAGTGGGTCGCCCGGTGGGCGCGTGAAAACCCCACCATCGGCCGCTACAGAACTGGTAGGCGACCCCGTTGACACTCGTGACGACGGTCCCAGCGGGTAGGTCACTCCCGTCACCCTCCACCGTGCGTGGGCGGCTGGCCTCAGCCTCTTCGAGGAGCGCCCAATAGCGACCCTCCCACGCGTCCTTCTCGTGAGCCTCAGTCTGCGTTCGGGCGATTGTGGCTTTCAGGCTGGCTACTCGCATTTCCAGGAAGGCGGCGTGGTTGATGAGCGTGTAGACGCTCTTGATGGCCCCCGCAAAGTAGCCGGACTCAACGCATTCCCTAAGCCTCTTGGCGATCACATCGGCGTCGGTAGGGTGCTGCTGAATCGGATCGGTCACGACCTCCACGATGCGGGCCTGCGTCTCCTTCAACTCTCCTTCGAGGGCGGAGGCGGTCTCGACAAGTTCATTAACGGCCTGTATCGCCGCTTCATGGTCTCCGGCCTCGATTAGTCCGGCGATCAGGTCGACGGTGTTCATCGCTCTTCTCCGTTCTGGTAGCGGGTGAGCCAGGCGAGCGCGAGGGCGCCTACCTGGGTGACTTCGCTGATGAGGTCGGCGTTGTGGCCCGTGTCCTGGGCGTTGTCGTAGGTGAGGGCGGCGGCGACCTCGCCCACCTCCTCCACCAGGGCGTAGAAGCGGTTTTCGTCCGTCGGACCATCCGCATCCAGGGTCATCCCCGGATGCTTGACGGCGGCCCGCTCGTACTCGGCGGCGAACAAGGCAGCCGGGTCCTCGACGCCAAGGGACCGGAGCATCGCATCCGCCTGGGCTGCAATAGCCATGAGGCGGGTAGCGAGGCGTCCCTCGGCGATCGGGCGCCGGGGGCTCCCAGGGGCGAGGTCTTCGAGGATGTCGATCGCCCTAGCGACCGTGCCGAGGTCCTCGTGCCAGTAGCCGATAGCCTTCAGGAGTGGGCACATAAGGTCGCCGTTTTGCTCGACGACCCAGCCGGCCAGGTCAGCGATTTTCTTTGGGGTGGTCATGACAGGGCTCCTCCGATCCGAACCCAGATCGCCACGATTCCCCACACGATGAGGGAGAACACAGCGAACCCGGTAGCGGCGATGATGACGTAAGCGATAGCGGTGCTGAACCGCTGCCCGAATGAACGATCAGGATTCACGGTCAGCCCTCCTTACGCTGGTGAGGTTACGGAGTTTCATCGGTCTTCCTTCCGGTTTTGGTAGGGGGTTGGTGGGGAGGCCCCAACCACGGGGCCTCCCCGGGTTGTGGTTAGAACGGGGGATCGCCCTTGAACTGGCCCCCGGTGGCCCACGGGTCGTCGGCGCTACCGCCGGCCGGGGCGCTGTAGCCGGGCTGCTGGGCGTAGTCGAACGCACCGCCCTGCGTCTGGCCGTTGTTGCGTGGGGTCTTCGGGCACAAGCCCCACACGTCAACAGAAAGCCCCAGGGACGCCCGAGGTGTCCCGTCGCGGCTGGTGAACACCGACAGGCGGGGCCGGCCGGTCGCCGTCAGGAGTGTGCCCTTGAAGACGTTCTCGGCGAACGCCTCGGCCTCGTCGCCCCACACGGACAGCTGCACCCACAGGGTGTCGCCGGCGTCCTCCCACTGGTTGGTGTTCCGGTTGAAGCGGCGCGGGGTCCACGGAACGTCCACGTTCGCGACGGCCGTGCCTGACGGCGTGAAACGGAGCTCTGGGTCGCGGGAGGCGTACCCGGTGACCGTGAAGCTGGCGTCTGGCCTGGTCATGGCCTGTCTCCTTTCCGTCGGCGGCCGATGATGAACGAGAGGGCGGTGAGGATGAGCGTGCTCACGCGGCCTCCAGGGCTGGTGGGGTGTCGGGGATGATGCGGTACAGGGCTGGCTCGAGGCCGGGCATAAACGTTCCCACTACGCCGGCCGCGTCCTGGTAGTAAGCGGCTGTCACGCCGACGACGGGCACCTTCCCGATGGTGCCGATCGTGACCGGGGCGCCTTGGTGGAGGACGCGGTCACCTGGGCGGAGGTCGGCGAAGTGGACGACCTCAACGAGGTAGGTGGCGCTCACTCCTCGCCCTCCTTGCCCTTGCCGGCGGCCGCTGCGGTGCGAAGCCGCATGATGATGCAGGCCAGGCAGGACCCGTCGCAGTCGTCCTCATCCTCGGTCCCCTCCTCGCCGTCGACGTCGTCGGTGTCGTCCTCGGGCTCGTCGTCGTCGGTTCCGAGGCCGGCGAGGATCGCGGACTTGGCGACGGGCACGACCTCCTCCCACTCGAAGATCGCGTCACCGGGGAAGCTGTGGACCAAGGCGTATTCGACCCTGGTGCCATCGAGGAGACGGAAACCGTGTCCGCCGTCGATCCGGTAGGCCAGGGAGCCGTCGATGCGGTTGCCGTTCTCCGTGCCGCGGATGATGCGGATGAGGTCGGCGTCGGGCCACACCGGCTCCTCCTCGGCGGTCTCCTCCTCGGTGGGCTCCTCCGGCACGACACGCAGAACACAGTCCAAGAGGACACAACGGTTCTCACCTTCCGCGTCTTGGTACCTCAAGCGGTGAGGCGAGCAGCTGGTGATCGTCTTGACGACGATGCGCTCCCCGTCGCCGTCCAGGAGCGTGTCACCTTCCTTGATGTCGGTGATGCTGACGGTCTCAACGGTGGTGGTGATGCGGGTCATTTGGCGCCCTCCTCAGGCTCTCCGGTGGTGATGTATGCGGCAATGGCGGACCCCGCTGCCAGGGCCTCGAGGTTCGCGGTCTGCGCCTCCGACAGGCGCACCTGCACCGTCGGAGAACCAACAAGCTCGGTGATCGCGACGCCGTCGGGCATCTCACCGGTGCTAGCAATCAGCGCGTTCAGGTTCGCGGCGGCTGAGAACCACGGGGCGACCGTCTCGACCATGGCGTCAGGGTGGTTCGCCTTGACCCAGGCGGTGAACGCCTTCTCGTCGGTGACCTTCAGGACCTCGCGGGGCTTGGGGTCCGTCACGCTCACGGTGCCGACGTCGAGGCCGCCGACGTAGGCGTGGAGCTTGCCGCCGGGACCCATGTGCTCCAGGAGCGACGGCTTGGTGTCGTCCATGGCAGCCTTGGACGCCTTAGTAAGCCACTGGCCGACAGAGGCGCGCACGAGCGCCTCGGCCTGCCCGTACTTGGGGGTGTCAGTCATTGGTGTTCTCCTCTTCGATGATCTCGCCCTCGACGGGCTCAACGTCGACGGGCTCCTGCGGTTGGGATTGGGGTTGGGGTTGTGGGATGCGGGCGACCAGCCACGCGGTGAGCGCCGGCGGGTCGGCGGTGCCGCCCTGGTCCATCCACTCCCGGGCGATCTGCTCGGGGTCGCCACCGAACTTCGCGACGAACCTGTGAACCAGGTCCTCGCACTCCTGCCTGAGCCGGGCGACCGTGTCGTCAGGCCCCAGGTAGTCCTCCGTGCCGGGGCCGTGCTCCTCACCACCGATCTCCTCGGGGGAGTAGATGATCCCGAACAGGCAATCAGAGGCACCCTGACGGCACACCTCCGTGATCGCCCTAGACCGGAGCATCTGCTCGGGGTACAGGGACCAGGGGCCGCGCTGGCCCCACAACTGGGCCCGGCGAGCCCTAGCCTCGTCCCACACAACCTCGTAGGTGAACTCCGGGTCGTCGGCGCGCACCAGCTGGGCGCGGACGCTCATGCCCTCCTGCATGATGCGGAGCTTGTGGCCGGCCTTCCTGACCACGGACGCCATGAGGTCGGCGCTCATCGTGGGCTTGCCCTTGATGACGTTGATGCCGTTCAGGGCCGCGATGGGCTTGATACCGAGGGACTGGCCGTACTCGATGGCAAGCAGGACGTTGGCCGGCTGCTGCCGGTAGGCGTCAGGCAGGAGGCTCGACGCGGCGAGGCTCCTGGCGTAGGCGATGCGGGCCTGCACGGCGGCCGGGGCCAGCGAGTCCTCCCTGACGACCAGGGCGCTCGGCGTTGACTCGCTCATAGCGGGTAGCTCCTTACTCGGCTCGGCATGGGTGCTGGTGAGACGCAGGGGTGGCCGGCGGCCACCAGCTCGGCGACGGTGGGGTTTCTGCGCGGCTTGGTCCTGGGCTGGACGCCGTTGCGCCTGCGCCTGGCGGTGGAGCGCAGCTTGTTGCTGCACGTGCGGCAGAGGCCCTTGCCGTGGTGGGGGCGGGTGTTGGGCCACTCGTCGACGTCGGCGCTCCTGGGGCGCAGGCGAATCCCGCAGTCGTCGCAGTGCTGGGGGACGCCCCAGTCGACTTCGACTCTCACCGGTCGCCCTCCTCGCTGAGGCGGTTCACGAAGTAGAGGGTGCGGAACAGGCCGACGCGCACGCGCCCGGAGTACTCCCAACCCTCCTTGATGTAGCGGCGCACGAGGAGCCAGCCGAACAGGCTCCAGGAGGCCAGGACCTTGAGGTGGTAGACAGCGACCGGGTTGCCAGCGTCGTCGTAGGACCGGTAGTGGCCGCTCATGCCTGCATCTCCTTCTCGGTGGGCACCCAGGCGAGCGTGACGGTCGCACCCATGGTGTCGAGGTCGATGCTGTCGACCGTGTCGTCCTTGGTGGGGGTGAGCCACAGGGAGCGGCCGCTGACGTAGTCGATGCCGATGCGGGTCCAGGCAAGGCCCTTCGCGCGGATCACTGTGCCGATGGGGAGGGCGTCGAGGTGGTCGCAGTGCAAGGGGCCGTGCCAGTCGTCGTCGGTGAACTCCGCGATGATCTGAAACAGGGACTCCTGTCTACGCGCCTCGGCGTGTCGGGCGTCATCGACCGTGTTGACGCGGTCGTAAGCGTTGAGCAGCTGGGCGCGCAGGCGCTCGTTCTCGGCCTGGAGCTCACGAACAGCCTCCGTCTCAGGCACGTAGCAGAAGTTGTTGGTCTCGACTCTCCGGCGGGGGAGGATTTGGGGGATTCTCATTGGTTCTCCTTGGTAGGGGTGTGGTTGGGGTAGGTGGTGAGGCGGGTCACGCGGCCGCCTGGGCGGCGTTCATGCGGGTCAGGGCACGCTCGCGCTCCTGCATAGGGCCGATCACCTGGCAGGCGGGCTCCCCGTCGGCGAACAGGGTGAGAAGGCGGCTGGCCTGCGCGGCGGTGTCCTCCTCGAGCGCCTCGTGTTCTGGGGTGCCCTCGTCGGCGGCGCACGCCGCGCAGGCGCGGTCGCTGGTGTCCCACTCCTCGAGGGCCTCCTGGCCCTCGTCGTCGAGGAGGTCACGCAGCATGTACAGGCCGGCGGAGACCACGACGATGCGGTCACCGTGCTGGACGGCGAGACGGTCACCGACCTTGAGGCCGGCCTGGCCGACGGGCCACGCTGAGGCCCCGGGCACGGCCGTGGACTGGACGTAGACGATGCGGCTCATCGCTGCGCCGCCTCCCTCCAGGTGAGCATCCAGCCGCCGTGCAGGATGGTCTTCCACTCGGCCGGCCACTGGTCCTGCACCTTCTCGGCGAGGTCCTCCCCACCGATGACGCGGGCCGCGCCCATGAGGTCCTGCTGGGACCTGAACGCCATGTAGCCGGGGTTGACGCGGTCGTGCCGGTACTCGGTGTCCAGCGGGAGAATGTCACGGTCGATGATGTCGCCGACGGTGGCGTAGTAGTCGCGGAACGACAGTCGCAGGCTCATCGGTCTCTCTCCTTCTCGGCTAGGGCGGCGAAGACGACGAGCGCGGCGGCGGCGAAGCCTGACCAGACGATCATGTGCTGGCCGAACCACATGGAGGACAGGGCGGCGGCGATGCCGATGGCACCGGCGACGCAGGCGGCGACGTCGTAGCGGCTCATGCGCACTTCAGGTCACCCCATTCGGGGTCCTCGATCTGGGAGGCGTCGACGATGGCGGCCATGAGGTCACGCAGGCCGTTGCGGCTCAGGGGTACGTCGGGGGTGGTGGCCTCGACGGCGAAGGTGGTGGGCTTGCCGGCCTCGGCCAGTGGGGTGATGGTGACGCCGTGGGCGGCGTGTGGGCGGCCGACGGCGACGTGCTGGTCGGCGTCGACCGTGGCCCATACGGTATGGTTGGGCATGATCTTCCTTCTTGGTAGGGGGTTGGTCGTTGGCCCGGTGGGACGGCACTCCTGCCGGGCCTTCTTGTTTGGTAGGGGGTGGGTGGCCTAGTTGGTCTCGGCCTGGGCGATGAGGGCTGTGGGGGTTGTGCCGAGGTGGGTGGCGACTCGCTCGACTTCATCGACGGTGAGTCCGCGCCCGTGGTTAGTGAGCCTGCGGCGGAGGGTTACGTGGGGGATTCCGGTCTTTTCTGCTACTGAGAAAACCGAGAGGTTATTTCCCTGGATTTGTCGGTTAATGACCCCTACCAGGCGGGAGGTCAGCGGTTCGGTTTCCATATGGAAACCATATGTTGCGCTCGCATACCTGGCAAGACACTGGGAACTTCGTTACCGAGGTGAGACTTTAGGTTGCGTATGGCAACATAAGTGTCATGTCCACCATTGACAGGAACCCGTCAGAGGGCCTAAACGCAGCCGTCGCAGCCGAGCTGCGGCGCGAGCGCGCCGCCCAGCAGGTCACCATCGACACCCTAGTGGCACGCACCGGCCTCAGCCGAAGCACCGTCCTGAACACCCTCAACGCGAAACGCCTCCTCGGCGTCGAGGCCGTCGCCGCCATCGCCCAGGCCCTAGAGGTCAGCGTCACCACGATCTTCGCCCGCGCCGAGGGCCGCATATCCGCCGCCACCCCAGACGCCGCCTTCGCCTAGCCGCACCCCAGAACACGAGGGAGGCCCCCACCATCATGGTGGGGGCCTCACCTGTACCCGGCGGTCACGCCTGCTTGGTCAGGATGTAGTCGACGAAGCCGGGGCTGAACGACAGCAGGCCCCGCTTGTGCTCGGAGACGATCACCCAGCCGTCAGCCAGGAGCCTGCCCAGTTTCCGGGCGTGGCTCTTGCTGCGGGGGTTGAGGGTGACGCGCTTGGTCTTCGTTCTCATGATGGTTCCTCCTCGGGATGGTAGGGGTGTTATGTGAATGTTACGCCGCTGTGAGTAGCGGCACCAGCGGTAGCCACCGCTCACGGCAGCGCAGGCACGTCGCGTGCACGCCGTCGAACAGGGCCACACCATGGGAGCACGCCGGGCACGCCGTGTCCCCGTCCAGGCCCCGGATGACCCTGACCGGCTCAGCCAGCCCCTCGACCTGGTCGCAACGGGCCAGCAGACGGGTGACAGCCCGCCCCGTGTCCCACAGGGTCTCGAAGTCGGCCGCCTCAACGGCCGCCGCCGTCGCCGCCAGGAAGTCGCAGCCCTCGGCCAGGCCAAGGCGGGGCAGGCCCGCCTTGAGCGCCCCACGGTGCAGGGCCTCCCGCTCACGGACCGTGCGGCGCGCGTCCTGCTGAAGCGCGATCACCGCGTCCCGGGCCGGGGACGCGGCCCCGAACCCCGTGTGCACGGGGCCACCGCCACGACGTACGGGGGAGGCGTCCAGGGCGTTGACTCGGCGCGCGAGCTCGGGCGCACCCCACCTCAGCCAGTCAACCCATTCGCTCATGCTGCGCTCCTCTCAGAACCCGGATTGCGTGGGAGCCGATTTGCGGGCCTTTCAGAACCCTCCCGATGTCGGCGTAGCGTCGGCCGGTTCTGTCCCGTTCCTGGGGCTGTGGCGTCCTCTCCCGCGGGTGTTTTGAGCCTCCGCAGCACCTCGCGTGCACGATCCGGGCCAGTCAGGCCGTCCAGCACGTCCCGGCCGGGGGTGACAGCCGGTGGGCGACGACCGATCGTGCGCCACGCCAACGCCTCGGCCTCAGCCCGCGAAGCGCCACGCCCAACGGCCGCGATAGCCGCCTTGCGCCACGCCAGTTCCGCCTTCGCGTCGGCACCGAGCCTGTCGGGGATCAACGCGCCCCGTGCGGACTCCTCGGCGCGCACCCGCTCCGAGCGTGCCCGGCGCACCGCGGCAGCGAACCGCTCGACGTCGATGCGCCACGCCCTCCCGTCGGTCGCCCACGCCCTGACCGCGTCCCGGCACGCCGGCCGGAGCTCGGCGGCGTCCAGGCCGGGCACCGTGTGCGTCAGGTAGTCGTGCCAGACGACGACCTGACCGTCCGTCGCGGTGATCGCCTGCGCGGCGAGCAGGTAGGCCAGGACCCCAGCGATGTCCTGCTGCGTCACTCCCATGTCTGGCCCCCTTCGAGGAACCCGGCCAGCGCGTCGGGCGCGGACAAGGCAGCCCGCTGGTCGTTGGCGATGGCGGCGGCCGCGTTGTCGCGCATGATCTGCGCCTGGCTGCGCCGGCCCCGGGTGCGGTCGTCGTCGGCGCGGCGCATCCAGTTCCGCCAGGTCGCGACCCAGTCGAGCTTCGTGCCGCGCTGGCCGGACACGCCCGCCCAGTAGTCGCGGAACCGGTCGGTCTCGGAGGCGGTGTCGATGAGGGGGACGTTCTGGGCGGCCCACGCGGCCATCTCGCTGGTGACGGCGAAGTCGTCGGGGATGCGTGTGCCCCGCCGTTTCGGCTTGGCCTCGTCCGTCGTCGTCGGGCGCGCTTCAGCGCGCTGTCGCACCGACGAAAGGTGACCACCTACGGAAGGTGACTCTATAGGGTTACTAGTTGGGGGTTCTATTGAGGGATTGGGTGCACGGCGGTGCACCGGGGTGGTGCACGGCGGTGCACCCCTAAAACCCTCTCCAGGGGTGCACGCTGGTGCACCCGGTGCATGGCGGTGCACCCCAGGATCGGCCGCCTCGATCATGGCCTCAGCGACCTCGTACTGCCACACGTAGAGGTTGGGTCGGCGGCGGTCGTCCCAGTCGGCCAGGCCACCCCGGTTGATGGCGGTTGTGATGACGCCGAGCTGTTCCAGGGCGCGTAGGGCGTACTGGGCGGCCCGGGTCTTCACGCCGGCGTAGGCGGCGATCCGTTCCACGCCCATGAAGGAGTGACCGGTCTCCGACGACGCGGAGTCGGCGAGGACGAACAGGACTAGCCGTGTTGTCCCGTTGATGGTTGGTGGCATGCGGAATGCCTGGGAGAGGGCGCGGTTGCTCATGGCCTCCCCCTTTGTGGTGTCTCCGGCACGAGACTCATCCTCCTAGTTGGTAGGGGTAAATGCGGGGCTGGTTTGCATGCGCCAGGTGAAGGCCGCCCATGCTTCGTCGTCCCACGCTCGCGCGGGGTTCGCGTCGGCTTCGGCGGCCTTCGTGGCCTCGTCGGAGAGGGCTCGCAAGCGCCACTCCCAGCCGTCAGGTGCCCCGTCGTCGCAGAACAGGCCGTAGGGGGTGTAGTAGCAGCCGCCCATGGCCTCGTGCGCCCACTCGTGGAAGTCGTCGGGGTAGTAGTCGTCGCTGTAGGGACCCTTCCATCTCATGACGTGGCTGACCGCGTCCTCGCATGGCTGGCACTCGCGCCAGTCCCAGATCATGCTGCCGTCGACGACTGTCGACCGGCTGTACCGCTCACCCTTGGGGATGCGGCGGCCACAGTCATCGCACCGGACGCGCCCCCGTGACCGGGGGGACCGCTCGTGAATCACCTCGGTCATGATGCTTCCTCCTGGATTGCCAGTTCCTCGGCCGCTATCCGCTCGGCGTCGGCGTAGATTGTCACTGCACCAGCCTCATCGACGGTAGAGATGGTGATGATCGCGCCCACCATGGTGGGGACGCAGGCGTACTGCTTCGACGAGTGCCACTCCACGATCCGGGAGTCATCGCGGAGGACACCGGGCCGCTTGTATGGGGCGAGGGCGTCACCGATAGCGCGGGCCAGCTTGTCCAGATCGGGTTTCACGTGCGGCCGTATCCGGGTCTTGGGGGCGCTCTTGGGGCGGGGCAGGAGGAAAGTCGCTGTAACGGCGACGGGGCCGTCGTAGCGGGTCTCCCAGTAGGCAGCCTGGGCGGCGGCCTCGGCGGCGTGCGCTACCTTGATGCGCCATGCGTCGAGTTCGGGGCCGCGGTCGTGGGTGACGACCACCCGCTGACCCGACGCGAACGCCTTGGTGGAGCCCTCGGTGATCGGCTCACCGGGGACGAAGAAAGAGAATGAATCCATTGGTGTTCCTTGGTTTCGTAGGGAGGTCAGGCTGCTAGGAGAGAGAACAGGTCGCCCTGCTCGGGCACCGGCGCGGCGTCAGCGTGGCCGGCGAGGTAGCAGGTGCAGCGGGGGTCATGGGCGGCGCGGGCGTCCCACACCTGCCAGGAGTCGACGCCGCCTTGGATCGGGACGCGCCCCAGCCGGTCGGTGACCCAGTAGAGGGGCGCGTTGGCCGGCCAGCGGTCCATCCGGCGGGCGCAATCGTCGTGGTCGCCTGCCTGGCAGGCACCGCAGGCCCCGCCACCGGCGAGGAAACGGCGGCAGGGGCACCGGTCGTAGAGGTGCGGCCACTGGGCGTAGTCACGCCGCATGGGAGGCAGCCAGGCGTGCTCTCGCACCCAGGCCGCCTCCTCATCGGTCATCACGGGGGTATCCATCGGTCAGAAGAGGGGGATGGTCCCCATGGTGTGGTCCACGGCGGGCTTAGGGGGCTGGTGGAGAGCCAGGCAGGCCGGGCAGACCTGCGCCTCGGCGATGTTCTCCTCGTCGGCGGGGGCGTAGTGACTGCTGACTGAGTCCCACAGGGCGATCGTTCGCCTCCCGGCGCAGAGCGCCTCGATCTCGACGGCGGTAGGCCCATAGAGCGGGGCAGGTGTGACGTCAGCGATATGCCGGACCAGCCAGCCGGGCGTTAGGTAGCGGGTCATGCCGCCTCACCGCCCCACAGGTCCAGCACCGGCTCCGACAACCGGGCCGCGATGGTCTCGCAGTAGCGCTCCTCCAGCTCGACGCCGATGGAGCGACGCCCCAGGTTCCGGGCGGCAAGGAGCGTGGCCCCCGAACCCGCAAACGGGTCCGCCACGACGCCGGCCGGGCACCGCTCGATGAGGCGTTCCATGAGCCCCACAGGCTTCGGTGTGGGGTGCCCGGTCTTGTTCTCGGCGTTTATCCCCCCCCCTCGGCCCTGGTTGGTGGTGATGACCGCGCCGACGCGGGGAAGACCGGTGGCCTCCCGGTCCCACCCCCGGCCGAGAAGGTGAATGTCCTCGAAGTTCGGCCCCCAAGGCAGGGTGAGGTCACCCATGCCGGGCGTGGACGCCTTGTGCCAGATGAGGCGCTGGCGTTCGCCAGCGGGGGCGGGCACGGACCAGCGGCCGAACATGAGCGCTGGACGGTCGGTGCCCCACAGGGCGGCGACGGCGTCGCGCACCGCCGTGTCCTCATCGCCCGCGATCTTGGAGAGCTTCTTGTCGCGGTGCCCGGACTGGAAGTTCATCCCGTAGGGCGGATCGGTGACCAGGACGTCGGCCTCGAGCCATTCGGTGACCTCACGGCAGTCACCGTGGTAGAGGGTGACCTGGTCATCCTCGTAGTAGGGGGAGGTCATGACGCGGCCTCCTCGACCTCGCGGGCCGCGTCCAGCATCGCCTGCACCATCGCCTGTGCCCGGCGGATCACCGCCCAGTCGGCCTCCGGGATCAGGTGGAAGTGCTCGCCGTTCTCGCGCTCAGTCACGCTGAAGTAGGAGCCCTTGGCGGCGTCAGTCCCGTCCTTCTTGATACCAGGGCCACGCAAGAAGGTGTAGATGGAGGTGCGGCTGAACCTGCTGTCGGTGAATGCCTCGACCCAGGTTGCTCGCATTCGGGTCAGGCGCCCGAACCGGGCTGGCAGTTCCACGCCCTCAGGCAGGGCCAGGGATACTTTGGCGTCAACGCTCATGCGGCGGCCCTCCCAGTATCGGTGAGGGCGAGGAGGCGCGCCTTGCGGCCAGAGACGGTGACCTCGAACCGCCCGGTCTCCTCGATGAGCCCCTTGTTCTGGAGCTCGCGCACGGCGGTGCGGGCACGGGACGGGGACAGGACGCCGCTCGTGAACCGCTCGACGTCGGCGAGCGTGAACGCCCCGGGGGCGTTGGAGTTGCGCACCCGGTTCAGGACGACGGCCTGCGAGGTGGTGGCGTCGGTGATGGAGTCGGCCGCCCACTGGCTGGTGACGGGGTCGTTGGCGCGCACGGAACCGCGCTCCTTGGGGTGAATGGTGCTGGCAGTGGTCATGCTGCGGTCTCTTTCTCTCGGTAGGGGATGCGCTCACCATCGGCGGTGAGCAGGAAACGGCCTCCCGGGTAGGTGACAGGGACCCGGCCCGGATCATCGGCCTGGCTGACGGCCCACCCGGCACGGCGGGCCTCCTCCCTGTGCGACTCCACGTGCCCGTGGCAGCCGGTCGTCCCCGACCCGCACAGGAGAATCAGATTCTCGGGGCCGTTGACGTCCACCTTCCTCGTGCCCCCCATGCCCCGCGCGCGGCGGTGCTGGAGGTTGCCGGACCCGTCGGAGAGGTCACGCCCGCACCGGACGCACCTCCACCGGTCCCGGTCAGCCACGAGGAGCCTGGTCGCCATGTCCGGTCCCGTGTGTCTCACGCGGCGGCCGGGGCCTTGAGCCGGTCGACGTCGGCGCGGGCAACGAGGGCGGCGCGCCCCAGCATCGGCTTGTACCCGTCGAGGCGGCCGTCGCGGATGGCGGCGCGAATCTGCCGGCCGTCCCGGTACCCGAGCTCGGTCGCAGCCTCGGACACGGTCATGAGGTCGGCCCGGCTAACGCCCGTCGGCCACTCCTTGAGGTTCATGGGTAGGGGGTCCTTCCTCGGTTGGGGAGTGTCCAGCGCTCCGCTGGACGACCCCAAGCGTAGAGCCGTTCGTCTACTGCTGTCCACTGTACACGCATAACGAAAACGTGACCGTCCAACGCATACTGGTTGCACACTCAGCGTCCAATGGGGCACCATTGAACGCATGACCGACACAATCCCTACCCTGGGACAACTCATCCTCGCGTCCGGGCGCTCGTATCGTGACCTGGCCGAAGCCAGCCACCTGTCCAAGAGCAGGATCGGGCAGATGGCCGCCGACCAAATCCGGCAACTCCCCGGCGTTGACACCATCGCCAACCTCGCCGCCGCCCTCGGCATCCCCGCCGACGACGTCGAAGCCGCCGCCCTACAGACCATCAGCCGCGAGCACGGCCCCATCCTCTCCACCGCACGCCGCCTCGCCCACCTCGACCCCCGCGGCCGCCGCATCGTCAACGCCGTCCTACGCGCCCTCGAGGAAGAGGCGTAGTCGTGGGCCGGCCACCACTACCCGTCGGCACCTGGGGCGACATCACCGTCCACCCGACCGCCAGCGGCCGCTACGAAGCCAGAGCCCGCTACCGCGACTACGACGGCATCACCCGCCTGTTCGGTCGCGTCGGCGACACCCCCCGCAAGGCCAAAGCCGCGCTCACCGCCGCCCTCGCTGGCCGGGCGCACACCGTCGGCGACGAGATCACCGCAGACAGCCGCTTCGACGCCGTCGCCCGAATCTGGGCAGACACCCTCACCGACCGCACTGAAGGGACCCGGCGCGTCTACACGTGGGTACTGGAGCGCCACGTCCTGCCCGCCCTCGGCGCACGACGACTGCGCGAAATCACCACCCGCACCGTCGAGCAGACCCTCAAGGCCATGCTCGAGCACCACGGCACAAGCGTCGCCCGCACGTCCCGCGTCATCCTCTCCCAGGTCATGGCAACCGCCGTCCGCCTCGACGCCATCGAGCGCAACCCCGTGCGCGACGCCCAGCAGCCCAAGGCGCCCAAGCCGGAACCCAAGGCGCTCACCATCCCCGAACTCGCCCAGGTGCGCTCAGCCATCGCCGCCCACGAGGCCAAGGGTCGCTCCAAGTCCGACGTGGCCGACGTCGTCGAGCTCCTCATCGCCACCGGCGCACGCATCGGCGAAGTCCTCGCCCTACGGTGGGACGACGTCGACCTCGACGCCGGCACACTGACCATCTGCGGAACCGTGTCCCTCACCGCCGAGAAACCACGCCGAGCATTCAGGCAGGACCACCCCAAGACCTCGTCATCCCGGCGCACGCTCCTCCTACCCGACTTCGGGCTGGCGGTACTGCTGCGCCGCTCCGTGACCGGCCCCAACAGCGACCTTGTCTTCCCCTCATCAAAGGGCACCGTCCGTGACCCGGCAACGGCCAGGAAGACGCTCAAGCTCGCGCTCGCCGGCACTGGCCTGGAATGGGTCACCCCCCACACGTTCCGCAGGACCGTAGCAACCCTCGTGGGAGACCCAGAGACGGCATCGGGCGTGCTCGGCAACGATCCCGGCATCGCCATGCGCCACTACATCGAGCGCTCCCAGGTGGCTCCTGACGTGCGAAATGCCCTCCAGGAGCTCGCACCGCAAAGCGATGGGTAAACGATGTGAGACGGCGCTCTGGACGGTTCCCGAGGCCCCTGCGGCTGAATGAAACCCTGTGATCGCAACGTCCTTGGTACCTCCGGTGGGACTCGAACCCACAACACTCCGATTTCTCTCTGACACCGCAATCAGTGGACAACGAACGTCAATGAGCGTCACGCGATGCGCATGATGGTGCGGTAAAGCGGAGGCGAGGAACACCGCGAAGCACTGGACGTCCAGCGCAGAAACGGTCAAAACACAACGTGAAAGCGATGGGTAAGTGATGGGAGCGCGGGCTCTGGACACTGTATATACGCGCGACCCCGGGTAACCCTCGGGGAGGGGGAGACCACTCCCCGCCGCCGACGGGGCCGCGAGGGTGTGTGGGCGTGATTTGTACCCCCTTACCGGTTGGAATTGGGGTGTGTGTGGGTGGGTGTGTATGGGGCTGTACATCCGGTGGCCCAGTGGTGTACACTAGGGGTATCGGAAGGGCAGTGGAGCCCGACCGAATCCCCCTGATAAATCCCCTGAATGGAGTGATGGAAATGAGCAAGCGTGTAGTGACGGCAGTCGTGGTGATGATGGGCGTCGCGTGGGCCGCGGGCGCGTGCGATGGTGGCACGGCGGGTGCGGTGAGTGCACCGACGTCGACGGCTGCCGTGTCGGACGTGGACGCGGGCGTGGTCCCGGATGATGGTGTGATCCTCACACCGTGTGACGATGAGGATGGCGGCGATCCCGTGCCGGGCGTGGACGGTTGCTTCTGGGACGCGAGTGAGCGGGGCAATGGGCAGGGCTCGGATGTGATTGTGTGGTGGTCGCGCTGAGTGGTGGTGTGTGATGGGCCGGGGTCACCGTGTGGTGGCCCCGGTTCGTTGTGTGGTGGGCGCACGCGCGTGCGTCGTGTTGTGCGTCACTCGGTATGTGGTGGCCTACCGCTGTACATTGGGCGGCCTAGTGGTGTACCATAGAGTCATCACAAGGGGACAGGAAGTCCCCGCCAATCCCCCAAGGAGAACCCAATGAACACCACCGATCGCGAGTCCCGGCGGGCTGCATACCTCGAGCACCTCGAGAAGTTGGGGCGGCCCGTCTACGAAGCCGCCTATGACGCCGCGTTCACGAAGGCTGCGGAGCTGTACGCCACGCCGCTCACGGCGGCGGAGAAGTCTCGCATCTCCTGCCGTCGCACCGAGGCTGCGCGTGACGCTCTTTGGGCGGCGCTTCGGCCGTCTCCTGTGGCTGTGGCTATGCAGGCAGCTGAGATCGCCCGTAACGCTGCGATGACGCGAGCCGTGATTGATGACGTGCTGGCAGAGGTGTGCGGCACGGAGTTCGCTGCTGCGCACGAGCCCCGGGCTGTGGTCTCTGGTGCGCGTGGCGTTATCTCGCTGGGCAACGCCGTGTTGACCGTGCGCGGCGACCGGTTCACGGTGCTGCCGGTTGGATACACCTCACGCGCACCGTTGGTTGAGCGCGTCCCCTGCCCGGCAGACTTGGCTGACTTCCTGCTCGAGATGGCGGCGGCGGAGCGCCCCTATCATCACGCGGCTTGAGCGCGTGAGCCAGTAGCCCCGATGGTCGCACGGCAGGTCCGACTCCTGCCGGGGGCACGAACACCAACCAACACCCAGGAAGGAACACTGAAATGAGCACCATCGTTGAGCGCGTCACCGCTGCCCTAGTCGCCGAGACCGGCGAGGACACCACCAGCGTCAAGTTCACCCGAGCTCTTATCAGCAAGCGTTGGGTTGGGAAGGTTGGCGGAGTCTCCGTCGTCGCAGAACGCGGGCGCACGGCCATCTTCCTCGGTGACAATCGTGTCAATCCTGACACCACGGCCTCCTCTACCAGCGTCGACGCCATCCGGGGCGCTATCCGCGTCGCCAAGGAGAACCGGGCCGTGACCAAGGAAGTGCTTGACTGGCTTGCATATGCCGGATGGAAGGACGCCCGGGCCGTCAAAGACACCGGCGCGTGGAATGTCACGGCAGTCTCGGGGCGAAACGACGGCTACACGGTGCGCGCCACGGTCACCGGCGGGCATGTCGTGATGCTGCCAACAGAAAATGACCACGCGATCTGGGAGAGCACGCTCAACCTTCTCGAGCGGAACGGTGTCCCCGTCGCCCGTTGACCAATCGCCCGGCGCTCCACTACGGCGCGCCGGGCGCCACCATAGAAAGGAATCGATCATGACAGATTTCGACGTTGCTGCCGCGGGCGATGAGACGGCGCGGGCGCTTGCCGCGGCGTGGGCGCTTGCCGCCGCGCACGGGCGTATCCGTGCCCGGCACTGGTCGGCAGAGGACGAGGAGCTATCAGTGGACGCGGCCACGCGGTTCGTGGCCGGCCGGCTGGGATTGGAGGAGGCGGCGGCGGCGGTGCGTGAGAGCAAGGCGGCGCTTGCGGCGGCGCGGGCCGAGCTCCGTGGTGCGGCGGTCGCCGCGGTGGAGTGCGGCGTGCCGAAGCGGAAAGTGGCGCGCGACGCGGGCGTTTCCCGAATGTCGCTGGACGACTGGCTGACACCACGTGAGGAGTGACGGTCGCCACACATTAGATAGTGGCCTACCGCTGTACATCTGACGGTATAGCGGTGTACACTTAAGTCATCGGGAGGGCACAGGAGCCCAACCCAATCCCCAAGGAGAACCACAATGAGCACCAACACCATTGACGGCTACAAGATTCGCACCAATTTCGCGGGCGATGCGTCGATCCTCGACGAGGACGGCGAGACCATTGCCACGCTCGAGCGCAGTGAGGGCGGGATGGTCCCCAACGCCGGCTGGTGGTTCGCCCTGCGTTACCCGTCGTCCGCTCACATGATGGCCCACCAGGATGACCGTTGGTCCTACGCGGCCGCGTGGGGGCGCACGCGAAAGGAGTGTGCCGAGGAGTTCCTCGGCACCGGAGATGCCGCTAGTGCCGCCGAGCCGCGTCGGACTGTCCCGGGCCGCCTGGCCTAGCCCGGCGCTTCCCCGGATGACGCGGCGGCGATGCTGGAGCTCGCGCTTGCCACGCTGTACTAGACCAACGTCAGCCGCTTCCCCCGCTCCCCCCGGAAATGACGAAGAGCGCCCCTCCCACCCTTAGGTGAGAGGGGCGCTTCCCCTTAGTCGTCAGCGAGATCACCGATCGGTGACTCTCCTGGGCCGCGCGGCAACTCCGACAGGAGAGCTCCACGGTCCAGGGCAATCGCCCGCGTGCGGCGGGCGACGCATTCCCATTGCGCCGCTTCCCGCCGCGCGGCCTGCGCCTCCGTCTCCCGCCCCTGCCGGGCCCGCCAGAGAGCGCGCACAGCGGCGGCGATCTGCCCGAGGAGCGCGGAAGCGAAACCGCTGGTGACGACGACGGCAATCAGCTCCGTAGCTCGCATCCAGTGTCCTTCCTCTCCATGGCACGGGCGGCGGCGTCGGCCTCGATGACCTTCGCTGCGGTCGCGCTTGTCTCGGCCTGCCGGAGCGGCGTGTCAGGCTCGCAGCCCGGCTGCCACGTGCGGCCCCAGACGCGGGCCATCCGCTGACCGATCATGAGGAGAAGAGCAAGGATGATGAACAACGGCCAGCCGGGCCAGTGATCGCTACTGAGGACGCGTGCGGCGTCCTCGACGGCCACGACGATGAGCCCGAGGGCGACGAGGGCCGCCGACGGGCCTTCCACTCCCCACCAGCCCCGCCACGCCGCGGGTGCCCCGATGGCGCACCCGCAGATGGTGGTCAGGCACCCTACGGTGACGTCCCACGGCTGGATACGCGGAGCGCCCAGGATGAGGGCGACGGCCACGGCAATGAGCGTGTAGGTCGCTGCCATCATCGCTGAGATGGCCCTGGGCTCGTGGAGCGTCGACCAGATGCGGCGGCCCCAGCCCATCACGGAGCCTCGTGACGGGGCGTGTAGTGGTCCCTGGTCTCACCACCGGGGGTGACGATGCCGGCCCAGTTCAGGACCGAGACGCCGCCGATCTTGATGCGAGAGAGGACCTGATAGCCGGCCCACGCGAAGCCGAGGAACTTGCCGACCTGGCCGGCCAGGAGCTCAACCTGGAGCGGGTAAGCGCTGAGTGCCCAGGCGCCCACGGTGAGGACGACGGCGGCCCCCACGACGAGGGCGACGCGGCGTCCTCGGGTCCACCACGGCCGGTCCAGGGCCGCCTGCACCAGGGGCCACAGCGTGCCCAGGATGACGGTGGTGACGAACGGGTCACCAACCAATGCCTTCATGTGTGTTCCTTCCTAGAGACGGTCACCAAAGGTGGCCGGAGTTGGCGTGAGAGTTGTTGAGTGCCCGCTGGAGCGCCCGGATGGTGGCCTCCCCGGCCTCGCCGTCGATCCACTCCCCGAAGTCCCAGCCAGCGGGCACGTACTCGGGATGCCAGGCCATCACGAGGTACTGGAACGTCTTCCAGGTGGCCGGCCCTGCGATGCCGTCGACGTCGAGCACCGGCTCGCCGTTCAGCTGCTGCTGAGCGCCCTCCCCGACCACGGCGTTCAGGAACTGCTGGAACGCCTCGACGGCCGGGGAACCGTCGTCGTCGAGCTCGCCGTCAATGGGGGTGCCCATGACCTGCTGGAAGCGGGCGATGGTGGCCGGCCCCATCTCCCCGTCCTCGTCGAGGCGCTGCTGCCCGTCGATGGCGGTCGGTGCGGGCGATGCGGGGGCGCTCACGGTGACGTGCCCGCCGCCGATCATCTGGTCCCAGGCGGCCCGGTCGCGCAGGCGGTCCAGGTCGAGGTGAGCGTTGTAGCCTGGCAAATAGCCGTCCTCGGTGTACTGGTGAATGAGGACGTTGCCTCCCCAGTAGGGGACGGTCGGGACGGCGGGGTCGCTGTACGCCTGCCCGTAGGAGGCGTAGTTGGGGCCTCCGGCGTACCAGAGCGGGAACCGGCCGGCGATGGCGGACCAGTCGCCGCTCCCCATGCCCTGCCCGTTCAGGTAGATGCCCGGCGTGGAGCCGGTCTCGGCTGCCATCTGATTCAGGATCACGAGGGCGTCCGAGGGGGCCAGGTTGAGGGCGTCAGCCTCCCAGT